CGTATGATTCCAATGGCTGCTCCGCACATGGGTTAAATCCCATCACACGATAATCCTTACCGTCTGGCGCATCCTTTAGTCGTCCATAATTACGAGCAACATCAAGCCAGATAAAACCTGGTTCTCCATTTTCCGTAATTAAATCTACATAGTCTTCGTACTTTGTTCCTACTTCTGCTGAAATAGAATTATTAGACATCCAGGCCCAACCTGGATTTTCTGGATCAAATGAGTTACGCTCTGGGAATAGTTCTGAGTTCTTTAGATTCATAAATGTTTCATCCCCTGCATTTCCCAAAGCAAGTGTTGCTGAGCGTCGAACATTTCCTGATACCACACAGGTACCAATAAGGTTTACAAGGTCTACAATAGCACGAGAGTCTAGTGTTTCACCTGCTCTGGAGCCGATTACACGGTCTATCTGCTCATGCAACTTGATAAGAGGTGCAGGTCCTGATGCAACGCCCCCAAAGCCCTTGATAGGCGCTCCTAGGGGTCTAATTAAATCATAGTTAAATTTCTGAATACTTTGGTTTGCTCTAAGGTATGAGTTGATTAGAAGTCGTACTGACTCTACCCATCCTTCACGAGTGTCTGGGATTTCGAACACCTGTTCGGGTTCTGTTGGAGCATAGATTGAGAAATTCTTATCCTGTCCTACTGTGTCAAACCCTACACCAATACCAAGCATCAATGCATCCATAACCCAGGCAAACAGGGCTCCTGGATCATTCTTATCAAGGTCTTTTGTAGATACCATTGCACAGTTTTGTAGTGCTGCAGAGTTCTTCTTCTCCATAGTCATAGGAGTTCCAAATGCCCACATGCCTCGTCCTGGTGGTGTCCACTTCAATTCAAACATTCTTTGGAAGGCTTCTTGTGCAGACTTCTGAGCCTTGTAGTCATTCCATGGCAAACGGTTTTCTTTAGCATGATTCTTCTGTACTGAATACATACCCTCGATTACACGACGACAAACCTCATGCCATCTTTCCTTAGTTCCATCTTCCTTCATACGAGAATATGTACGAATAAAAGTAATTTCTCCAAGTGAGTTTTCTGCTGCATCCTTAAACCCAAATGGGCTTTCTTGGCTCTTGTATTTTTCTACGAAGTCCTCTGGAAGTTTAAAACTAAAAAAATCTGACATTTGTATCGTCCTTTCAAAAACGGATTAAGTGTTAAGTATAGCAGAGTTTTCAAAAAAGCAAAACTCTACCTAAAGTGTTAGTTGATAGTTATTGTTTTTTGTAAATAGTCTTACTTAAAGACTTTTCTGTGCCAGTGTTTTAGTCTATATCCATTTTGAAACATTGATCTTACAACTCTGCGCTGTAGATTTGTTTTTTCTGGATCCCATTCTTTGTCTAATTCCATAGACCAATCTTCACGCTTAAATGGAAACACCTGCGCTAACGGAGTTCCTTGCTTTATAACTCCCTTGAAATTTTTCTTAACAAAGAATGATAGATGTCCATCTGAAAAGAATTCATCAGTATCAATAATTGCTTCTACTGCTTGCAATGGTGATGGAGGTTGGTGCATAGGTTGCATAAATAGTGTACTATATCCTGGTGGAGTCTTTACCATCCATGTAGGGTGAATTCTAAAAACTTGATTAACATAAATACCTGCATCCATTGGGAACCTTGATATTTGCTCTGAAGAGTGGTGTGCAATTAATTCTTGTTGGAATCTTTGCATTTCTCCTGGCAATTGTACCTCAAATTTACCATCTGTTGTATCTACGTAAATGTCTACTGGCACTTTTAATATATACCCTACAGACATGGCATCAAAGAATGCTTGACACTTTTTTACAGTTAACTTGAATGATCCATTTTGCGGAGTGTCTTCGTCTGGTCCAGAAATGCTTGGCTGATCTTTATACCACTGAGGAACATTTTTTGTACCTGGTTCTGGCAATGGAAAAACATCAACTAGATGTGGGTATGCTTGCAAAAATGTAATCTTGTTAGAGTTACTGGTATTATCTTTTTTCATAATACAAGTATACCACTAATGGAAAACTCTTGCAGTTTTAGACCTTGGAGTTGTGTACAACCATGTTACCAGCGATGATTGTATCTACAGGGAATGCATTAAACTTAAACACATTTCTTGTTTCTGTGATATATTCTACGCTTGTTACAGGTGTTTCTACCATGCCGTTGTCTGTTGCTTCAAAGATAAAGTCTGTTGTCAATACCTTTTCTGCTTCAAGGAAGATATGAGTGTTGTCTCTCTTAATGAGAACCTTTTCTCCCTCAGTGAATCTCTTGCCCTTGTCGCCGTTAAAGAATAGCGTCTGCTCTTTAACTGATGGCTCGATAGCAATAATTTCTGAAGGAACTCTTTCAATTCCGTCTAGGACTGCTGGATATACTGTTGATGCTGATGGGTCAACTGACTCATCTAGCAAACCATTCCAGTTAATAGACCAGATCTTATCTCCGACAACAATATCTTTTGCTGCCTTAGATTCGACAGAATCAGTAGAACCGATAACTTGAATTTGTGTATCTTCATCGATACAGAATCTAAGTGGTACGAATGAGTATGAAGGGCTAAATGGGCTGAACGGTGTAAATGCGTACGGTACAAACGAGTACGGTGCAAATGAGTAAGGTACGAATGAGTACGGTGCAAAAGAGTACGGTACGAATGAGTACACTGGTGTAAATGAATACGGTGCAAATGAGTATGGCACGAATGAATAAACTGGTGTAAATGAATACACTGGAGTAAACGCATATGGTGTAAACGCATAAGGTGTAAATGAATACACTGGCGTAAATGAATAGGGTGTAAATGAGAATGTTGTAATAGAGCCAGATGTTGCTGTGGCTGAATTACCATTAGCATTTGTTGCATAAACGCTGTATGTTTGTGCTGTTCCACCTTCTTGGTTTACAGAAGCAGATGTTCCTCCAATTGTTGCACCCTTGCCATCTGAAGATGACCAGGTATATGAAGTAATTGCTGATCCACCATTTGCTGGGGCTGACCAAGAAATGCTGTCTGTGGTTGTTCCTGCTGTATTAGGAGAAGCAGATGGAGTAGGTGATGATACCGACAAGCCAGTAGGTGTTGCTGGAACAGTTGTAACTGTTACTGAAGGAGAGGCTGAAGATGCAGGAGAAGTTCCCGCAGCATTAGTTGCTCTTACTGTAAATGTTGGTGTTGCAGTTGATGCAATACCAGTTACAGTGATTGGAGACGATGCTCCAGTTCCTGTCTGTCCTGTGCTTGCTGTTACAGTATAAGAAGTGGCAGCAGGTGAAAGTGCTGGTAAAGTAAATGAAACAGTAACTGCACCATTATCATATGCTCGTCCTGTTCCAACATTCGTTGCTGAAACAATTGTTGGTGCTAACGGCTCCAAGAAGTCATTTGACGCTTGTGCCTTTTTACCGATCTTTTTTCCTACTGCCATTTTAATCTCCTAATTTCTTATTGAATTTTGTATTACGCTGTCAAGTCGCCGTAGACAACCCAAGTATTTGCTGCTCTCTTAAAGAGAGTACAAGATGACCAAGTTGTACGAAGTTTCAAGCCAGGTGTTGCGTTAACAGTTACTCCGCCTGCTCCTGCAATTGTAACCTGTCCAGTTGATGTCTGAAGGATATCAATGGATGTTCCAATTGGGAAGTCTACAGTTGAATCTGTTGGGATTGTAACTGTCATTGCTGAAGCAGATCCCATTTCAATTAGATCATCTCTTTCAGTTAGTGATGAAAGTGTGTATGATGCTGACTTCTGGCTAATTGGTGTTAAAGAATCTACTTTTAGTCCAAGACTTGTTGTTACTGATGCTGCAAAGTTTGCGTCGTCTCCAAGTGCTGCTGCCAACTCATCAAGTGTATTCATTGCTGCTGGTGCACCAGATATAAGTGCACTTACCTGTGATGTTGCGTCTGCAATTGCTTCAGACTTTGCTGTTGCGATTGCTGTGCTTGTTGCTGTTGATACTGGCTTATTAGCATCAGAAGTATTATCAACATTTCCAAGTCCTAGTGAAGTCTTTGTTACTGCTGCAACTTCTGACTTAAGTGCTAGAAGTGATGTATCTGCAATACCGTGAACATTTGTGGTATCGTCATTATGTGTTGATACCGCTGCATCTGCATAAGCCTTTGTTGAAAGAAGTGATGTGTCTGCAATACCATGAACATTTGTTGTATCGTCGTTATGTGCTGTAACTGCTGCAGCAATATCTGTTGCAACTGTTGCAGTTAGTGCAAGTGCTGCTGTATCTACAATACCATGAACACCTGTGGTGTCATTGTTGTGTGTTGTGATAGAAGCATCTGAGTAAGACTCTGAGGCTGTTGCTGCTGCTGCGATGGCTTCTGATTTACCAGTTGCTACCTTGTTTGTTGCGTCAGTTGCTGCTGCTGTGATTGCTTCTGACTTTGCAGTTGCTACTGTTGTTGCAGTTGCAAGAACTGATGTATCAGCAATACCATGAACATTTGTTGTGTCTGAATTGTGTGTTCCAATTTTTGTATCTGTATCTGCTGCTGCTAGGACAACTGCTGCTGCCTGTGCTGCTGTACTATCTGCAGTTGAAATTACTTGTGCTGCAGATGCTGCTGCTGCAATTGCTTCTGTCTTAGCAGTTGCTACATGTGCTGTAGTTGCTAAAAGTGAAGTGTCAGCAATGCCGTGTACTGCCTGAGTAAGTTGTCTATGTGTGCTTACTGCTGTTGTCGTGAAAGTGTTTGCTTCATCTACTGATGTGTTAATTGATGCTTCAATTGCAGTACCAAAGTTGGCGTCATCGCCAATGGCTGCTGCTAGTTCATTAAGAGTGTTGAGTAGATCTGGGGCACCGTCTACAAGAGCAGCAATTTCGGCTGCAGAAGCATAATATGTCAGAGCAGACCAAGTGTTTACTCCATCACCAATCTTGAACTTATTTGTTCCGCTTTCGAATCCAATTTCTCCTGCTGCTAGAATTGGGTTTGCAGTAGTCCACTGATTTGCAGTTCCTCTGCGCTGTTGCATTCTTGTTGCCATATTTTATTTCTCCTTATGGGGGCTGCCCAATTACTTATCTTATTATAACATCAATTTTTAATTGAAATTATCTACTACACTACCGCCATCAAACACTACTGTCCAGTTTGTTGTTTCTGGTCCACCAGCATCTAAACCTACACCCAATGGGCTGTTGAATGATCCACCTTCATAGAACTGAGATACTATGAAACCAGTTCCATCAATTGCGGTATCGTGAATATGTTGTGGTAAGTTATTTGTATCATCAATAGTTGCCTGGGTGTACCAAGAACCATTATAATAGAAGTTAACTCTGTTTGTTACAGTGTCTAACCACTGCATACCATTTGTAGGTGAAGAGGGAGCAGTTGAACTGACAGTTATGCTTGATGCTACTGAGTCTACATACGCCTTAGTTGCTGCGTGGGCACCAATAGTAGGAGTTCCTACTTCTACTGCCCCGCCGAATGTACCGCCGTTTGTAACGACTAAGCCATTCTTGACCTTGAAGTCTTTATTCTCTGTTGTCATTTATTGCTCCCTTTTCCCCACAAATTTTTATTACTTAAGAAGTGTTCCAGTTACTTTGATTGTTGAATCATTTACTGGATCTACTCTTACTTCAACATTTGCACCAGATACTCGTGCCGTAATGCTTCCTCTTGATCCATTAGTTCCAACGATTGCATATTCTGTGATTGCAATATTGTCTGATGAGTCTAGTGTAAGAAGTATTTCAGAAACTTCATTATCTGTTGCATTGTCAATCTTAACCATCAATTTTGCTGAACGATAGTCAGCCTTTGGCCATGAATATGCAGTTACTACAACTGATCCAAGTGAGGATGATGTTGCTGCAATTTGCTTAGCCTCAGAATTTACATTTATTTCTGTAAATGCTGTTGTTCCGTCAAGTACATCATCAAGTGCTGCTTGGGCTGTAGCCTCTGCTGCTGCTTGGGCATCGTCTGCTGATCCTGCTGCATCGTATGCTGCAGAAGTTGCAGAAAGTGCTGCAGTGTTGAAGTCTGAGATATCTGCTGCATCAAGACCAGTTACAGAAATAACAGGTCCAAGAATTGCAATGTTATCGCCTGCTGTTAATGTATCTTGCTTTCCTGCTGCAATGCTTTGAAGGCTATTGATTGCCTCTGGGTCATTATCTAGTGCTGCAGCCAATTCTTGAAGTGTGTCAAGAAGTGCTGGTGCTGAGCCTACAAGTGCTGCTACTGCATCATCTGCATGCTGCTCTGCTGCTGCTTGGGCAAGCCCAATTTCTGTGCTTGTCTTGTATGCTGACCAAACCTTTGTTGATGCGCCTGAAGCATCATCAATAAGAGCATCTGCATAATTCTTTGCATCTTGCTCTGCTGTATCTGCGTAATCTTCGAGATTACCTACTGCAGTAGTAAGAGCATTTGACGCAGTTAATTCTGCTGCCGATTGTGCAGCATTTGCCTTTGTTGTAGCATCTGATGCTGCTGCTGATACTGCATCTGAGTACGCTGTTGCTGCAGAACCTGCTGCATCGTAGTTGATTGCAAGGCCATCTGCGTAGTCTTGTGCTGCTTCTAGTGCGCCACCTGCTGCGCCAATCATATCGTATGCTGCTGCTGTTGCATCAAGTGCTCTTTGGTTTGTGAAGTATAGGTTTGAGCCCTCTTCAATATCATCTGTGTCAAGAAGATTGATCTGATCACCAATTGTTCCACCTACAGCATCAATTGCTCGCTGGTTTGTGAAATAAAGGTTTGTTCCTTCTTCAATGTCTGTTGTGCTTATGTTATTTACCGCAGATGTAATAGCAGAGTTTCTATCTGCTACTTCTTGGGTAATCGCTGCACCAATTGCTGTGTTACGGTTTGTAACCTCTGTATCAATAGCACTTGAAATTGCAGAGTTGCGGTCTGCTACTTCTTGTGTAATTTTTCCATCTGTAGCAAGGTTTGACGCTGCTTCTGCTGCGTTGGCCTTAGATGTAGCATCAAGTGCAGCGGTTGCTTCTGCTGCTGCTTGTGCAGCATTTGCCTTAGATGTAGCATCTGCTGAGGCAGTAGCCTCTGCTGCTGTTTGTGCTGCTGACGCATATCCCTGTGCTGCTGTGTCAAGATCAGAAATTTCTGAGTCAACATATGATGTAGCAGCCTTTGTTCCAACAAGAGTTGTAAGGTTTGTAATTGTATCTGGTGCATCACCAAGTGCTTGTGCCAACTCGTCAAGAGTATTTAGAAGTTCTGGTGCTCCATTAACAAGTGCTGAAACTGCAGAGTCTGTATAGCCCTCTGCTGCAGAGATTGCTTGTGCTTTTGCTGTAGAAATATCTCCAGTTACTGTTGTGTAAAGTGCTGTATTTGCATTTGATGCAGTTAGTTCCGCTGCTGCTTGGGCTGCGTTAGCCTTTGAAGTAGCGTCTGCTGAGGCGGTAGCCTCTGCTGCAGACTGTGCAGCGTTAGCCTTTGCGGTAGCATCTGCTGATGCTGTAGAAATAGCATCTGATTCAGCCTGATCTGCATAAGCCTTTAGTGAAAGATCAAGTGATCCAATTTCGTCATCTGTGTATGAGTTTGCTGAAGCCTCTGCTGCATCTGCTTTAGATGTTGCATCTGTTGCTGCTGCAGAAATTGCCTGAGACTTTGCTGTTGAAATATCTGATGTTACTGTGGTGTACAAAGATGTATCTGCTGCTGTAGCAAAATCCTGTGCTGCAGTCTGTGCTGCTGCTGCAGCGCCTGACGCATCGAATACGCCTGACTTAATATTTAGTTCACCAGCAACAACTTCCATCTGTGTTGATTCAACAGATGTTACAAGTGTTTCTCCACCAATTAAATCAATGATGTATTGGTCTGATGCTGTTTCTGAAAGAACCTGATTACCATTAACGGTTGCTGTTGTTCCTTCGACTACTAGGCCATTTTTGACCTTAAAGTTTTTATTTACTGTTGCCATTTTTTATATCTCCTTAAGCCTTTAATCCAATTCGTGCGTAACGAACTGTTATAGGTATTTGACCGCCTACTGGAGTGACTGTTAGGGCCACGGTATTTCCAGTGCGTGAGACATTAATGGTGCCAATATTCCCATCATTGTCGATTGTTCCGTATTCGGTTACATTTACTCCTGCACCGTCAACAAGAACAGTTAATTCTGTTGCATAAAACTTGTTATCCCCTTGTGAGACCTTTGAGATTGACACAAGGTATTTGACCATTCGAAACTCAGTTGCATTAAAGTTGTCAACAACGGTTGTGTTTTCAATTCCATTGATTGTAACTTCGTTATTACCTGATGTACCCAAATCTGTTGCTTGGGATGAAAGGGTATCGATTAGATCTACGTAATCTTCCTGGGTAGGACGATCACCAGTTTGAAACTTTAACTTAACATTCGGAATTGTGAGTTTGGCCATGCTGTAATTATAACATGCTTTTTAATAGGATTATTAGAGAATGTAGTTGCTGTAGCCAATTACCTGAAGTGGAATTCCTGGGGTATTACCAAGACCTAGCGCTTGAATTTGTATTGCTGTGAACTTAACTCTAAAAGGAAGTATCTCTTTTAGTCTTACTTTTGGATAGTCTACTAAAAAAATTTGTTCTGTATTGTTGCTTAGTTCATCAAGAATTAATGCTGTGGCCATTAATCCGTTACATCTTCAAGGATCTTCATGCTGCCCTGACAAACTGTCCAGACTCTTGTTGGGTCGCTAACTTGAATATCAAAGATGTCTCCTGTCTGCAATACATTGGATTCTTCTGCTGTAAGCCAAACTGTAAATTCTCCAACAAGGTCATCTTCATCTGCAACTGGATGCAAAGCCATTATTGTAGTTGCATTATCAGTGATGACTCCTTTGTCTGCTGCAAGGGTTGGTCTTTTAATCTTCATAGAAATATCCCACTCAGATCCAGGACCCTTTAAAATCAAAGGCTGCTTAGCATCATCTGTTACATAAACCTTAAACCCAGAGGTGTCTCCACGAACCACAGTCCAAATAACTGTTGGTGGCTTATTGCCTATATCATATGTTTTTTGAGATCCTCTTAAAGTTGCCATTGTTTTATTATATCACAATTATAGGTTTAGTTTGGCTTCTCGCCATTCTCTATAGATAGATCCTTGACCCTCTCCAGTAGGAGTGTTCCAGGAAAAAGGACTTCCCTCTGGATGATCATCTACCCCAAGATACTTAAACCTTACATCCTGCTTCTGTAATCTTTCACGGTATATGTAATTACTAAATGTACTACCAGGAGTTCCAATAAAATCATTTGCATATGTAAGTATTAATGAAGAGACTAGGCCATAAGCAATCTCTGATGTATTTGGAAGTAGGGCATACTCTTTTGAAAAATTATCGACAATAATGTCATCTAATATAATTACATTCTTTCCCTTTACCATTTCGTTTTCTACTTCGTCAGTTAGAAGAACTATTTTCTTTTCAGACAATGCACTAATTGCATCATCAAACTCTTGTTCTGAAACAGAAAAGTTTACTTTATGGTCTGTAAGTCTTAGATGTATTGCATTAAAATCTCCCAGGTAATCTGCAACCATTTTTGCAAAGTCTGTATATTCTTTTTTAAATTTAATTGAGTTAATAGCATTATCAACCTCTTTGGTTCTTCCAAAAAAGAATCTTCCGTATGCTGCTAAATTGTATGAACGAAGATCGTAGTCTTTGTCTTTTTCCATTTCTAGTTTTGTTCTATTAACTGCAAACTTTTTTTCATTTTCTGCATCGGAAACCTTAAAGTACATCTCGTGTAGGGGTAGGGCATCAATAACAATATAACCTTCTTGTGGTTCTTGTATATTTGGATTGATCATTGTGTGGCCCAGAGATTCTGGATAGTCTATCAACTCTAAAATACTTGGAATATCTTCTGACATAAGAGCAGCCCTTTTGCCCATTGGCACACCAGAACTGATTGAGGGAATATCTATTGGCCATAGAAGGTCGTTTGTTACATTGTAGACTGTTAACTTTTTTCCTGTTGCTTGAGCAAGTCCAAAAGCAATCTCTAGACTAAAAACCTGATTAAACATTCCTCCTCTATGGAGTTTATAAAATATAGAACCTTTGTCTTCAGCCATTAATTTCTTCTTTTATCCAGTTATACGTTTTTTCAATTCCATCCTTAAGAGACATCGAATAATCCCAATCTAGTCTTTCTCTGACCAAGTCGTTATTAGAATTTCTGCCTCTAACTCCTAAAGGACCAGGAATATGCATCTTGCTTAAAACCCTACCCTCAACACCACAAGCAATATCTACCAACTGATTAATAGTAACCATTTCTTCAGACCCAATATTGACTGGTCCAGTAAAGTCTGACTCCATAAGCCTTCTTGTTGCTTCTATGCATTCATCTATATACAGGAATGACCGAGTTTGTTCTCCATCCCCCCAAATTTCTATAAATCCATCTGACTGAATAACTTTTCTACATATTGCTGCTGGTGCTTTTTCTTTTCCACCATCCCAAGTTCCTTCTGGTCCATAAATATTGTGGTATCTAGCAATGGCTACAGGAATCTTGTTGTTTCTGTTAAAGGCCAAGAACATTCTTTCACTAAACAGTTTCTCCCAGCCATACTCGCTATCAGGATCTGCAGGGTATGCATCAGATTCCTTAAGTCCAGGATTGTTGACATCTAATTGCTTATAGTCAGGATACATGCAGGCAGAACTTGAATAGAATATCTTGGTTTTGTTTATATCATATTTTTCATTAAGCCTGGACTGTGCTCTTAAAAGATTAAGGTTTATCAGAGCAGAGTTTTCCATAATCTGAGAATCGTTGTCCCCAGTAAAGATATATCCAGCACCCCCCATGTCAGCAGCAAACTGGTATATCTCATCAAAGGAAGTTATCATTCTGTATGGAATGTTGTGATAAAAGTTTCCCTGGTATCCTTTAAACTGAATTACTTTTTCAACATTGTCGTATACTGATAAATCTCTTTCAATAAATTCATCTGCTTCTGATTCTGAAAAGTCTGGGTGCTTTAAGTCAACACCTCTAACCCAGTATCCTTCTGACTTTAATCTTTTTACCATGTGGCTTCCAATGAATCCACCAGCACCAAGGACCAATGCTGTTTTTTGCATTATGCCAAACCGCTCTTTAATGCTCCCCAAGTACCGTTGCCTTTTGCTTCAACGATAATAATTCCTGTACTAGATGCATGTGCAACAACTCCAACTGCACCACCGTATTGCTGATTTGATAAGCCACCACTTTCTCCAACATAAAGAACATCTCCATTGGCAAAACCAGAAGTATTTATGTTGTCCATAACTCCTGCAACAACTGCAATTCCATCAGAGCCGTTAGGGACAGGAGTTTTTAATAGTCCAAGAATTGGATCTTGGGTTGAAGGCAAGGCTTTTGCAATTGTAGTTTTTGTAGTATATCCAGTTGCATAAACTGGTGTTCCTGCAGGTAAATTTTCACCACTATTATTTAATATTCCAAGTTGAAACTGAGATAAACCAAGTGGTGGCAATATAACCATTAATCTATTTACGAGTGATTCAATATCCTCGTGGACATTTACTGGGTCATTTGCAAGCGGGTATGGTAATTTAAACAGTGCGTCATTAGTATTTCCAGTGGCCATAGTGTATTAATTATACCACCATCTAAACTTGACTTTTGTTAAAATTTTGTGTTATACTAGGTGTAGACACCTACCAAGGTGTTATTGTTTTCTAAGGAGGAAACTATGATTAAATTTATCGAAAGAAACAAAGAGATCATTAGCACACTCAGTATCGTAGCATTAGTAACTGTTTTGTCGAACGGAGCCAATGCTGATTCAGGTCTTGATACGAAGAACAATCTTAGCCTTGAACAGGCTCAGACATCGGAAACCACCTCGAAAGAGGTTTTTTTGGTTTCTAAGGCAAAAAAACTAGAGAGTTTTGAGAATAAGGTTTCTCTAACTGATTTAGAACTTAAAGAACTGCTTTCGCTAGTAGGCTTCAAAGGTAAAGACCTTGTTGTTGCTTGGGCAGTGGCTAAAAAAGAGTCTAATGGGCGACCACTGGCTTTTAACGGCAACCACAAGACTGGTGACTCATCTTATGGTATGTTTCAAATTAATATGATCGACAACCTTGGTCCTGATCGTAGAACCAAGTTCGATCTTGACTCTAACGCTGAACTATTCAATCCCGTCAAGAATGCAGAAATTGCATACTACATGACAAATGGTGGAGAAGATTGGTCCTCATGGAAGGGCATCACGCCAAAGACCAGAATGTGGATGAACAAATTTCCTAAATAATATAACATAAATAGAAACCCCATCAGGACAACTTGGTGGGGTTTTTATTTGTAAAAAACAATATCTCCATTTTGATCAATTAAGCCACACCTATTTTTAAATCCATTAAAACATCCAAACATCTCAAAGACATGGTTATTGGATAAAAGACCTGCAGATTGAGAAAAAGCAGACCTAGAAACAACTAAGACTTTTGCCCTAATCATTAGAAGAAACGACTCATAAGTTCCCAGCCTATTAAAAATTTGAAGATTTGGGTATGCTGTTTTTAAAGATTCAAAATCCATGGAGGTTGTTATATATGATCCAGATTCGGTTGGATTTAGGTAGGGCTGCTGCCACATCTCTTTTTGAGAGTTGCCAACTGGGGTGTAATATTTTTCTTTATCTGGAGCATCTGTAAGAACGATTACTTTTGGACTATCAAGATTAAACTTCTGGATAATAGAACCTATGTTATTTAAAATATTAATATATACTTTATCTTCGATCCATCTTGGATTTTCTTCAGTAACATTACCTCTTCTTATATGTATAACTATAGAATTATCATAATCTGTTATATGATTAAATTCTGTTGCAGAAGACAAAAAGTCTTTGTTGTCTATGATGCCTTGGTTTTCTTCTAGTCCAGCACCAACTTTATCACAAACAGTATATTCTTCACTGTTTGAAAAATCTATCATTGCCCAAGGATTATCTATTAATGACAAAAGGTTATTAACTAATTTTTCTTCTTCTTCTTTATTGTAAACTTGGTCTGATTCATGTATAAGAAAATTCTCAATTGGTGTGTCTTCAAATGCTAGGTTATTATATTTTGCATAAGACATTGCATAAAGTTTTCTCCATATTTTAGCACCAATTCCATCATTAATGATATATTCTTTTACTTTAAGTTTTTGTGGCACTTAAACCTACCACTTACCTAGTGGGCACTCTGCTTGCTTTAGATGGGTCTTTATCTTCATAAAGCATCCACATTTCTTACATGTTGATGTTAGTTTTATTAATTCTGGGCAAGAGTTACAAATATCTAGCCTATCAAAAGCAATGTCTTCTGATGTTCTATTGGAAGGCATAATAATATCCCAGGGCTTAACTTCCCCCATGTTTTTCCTAAACCTGCTCCATAAATTTTCGTCTAAATTTTCTTCCATACTACAAGTCTATCATAACTAGACCTTAGAGTTGTGAACTACCATATTTCCTGCGATAATTGTGTCTACTGGGAAGGCGTTAAACTTAAATACATTTCTTGTTTCTTCGATATAATCAATTCCAGTTACTGGGGTTGCTATCATTCCAGAATCTGTTGCTTCAAAGATAAGGTCTGAAGTTGTTATTGTTTTTGCCTCTACAAATATGTGTGAAGACCCACGCTTGATAAGAACCTTCTCTTCTGCTGTAAATCTCTTATTCTTGTCACTATTAAAGTAGATTGTTGTTTCTTTAATAGATGGCTCGATCTGTACGATTTCAGACTTGACTCTTTGTACTCCCTGAAGATTTTCTGGGTAAACAGTTGAGGCAGAAGGATCTTGCAAATCATCAAGTAAGCCTTCCCAAGTAATAGACCAAATTTTATCTCCAAGTTTAATATCTTTTGCTGCCTTAAACTCAACAGAATCTTCCAGTCCAACAACTTGAACAAGAGTATCTTGATCAATACACACCTTGAGAGGAACGAATGAATAGGCTTGTGGAGTAAAGGAATAAGGCGCAACAGGAGTAAATGAATATGCTTGAGGTGTAAATGAATATGCTTGAGGTGTAAATGAGTACGGAGTAAATGAATATACAGGTGTAAATGAGTACGGAGTAAATGAATATACAGGTGTAAATGAGTACGGAGTAAATGAATATACTGGAGTAAATGAATATGGAGCACCACAAGATGGTGCTGATACTGATGGCGCTCCTCCTTCTGTACCTACTGCACAATTAAAGTTAGATCCAAGTTCTCCAGTCTGGGTAAGTGTTTGCTGAACCTGAGCACAAGTTTTATTTGCCCAGAAGAATGGACCCTGTGAACCGCCACCTGCGCCTGACGAGGCACAGTATGCATACCAAACACCAGAAGCAGCGGTTGGTGTAAATGAATATGCTTGTGGAGTAAATGAATATGGAGTAAATGAATATGCTTGTGGAGTAAATGAATATGGAGTAAATGAGTAAACAGGTGTACAGTCTGCTGCTGCAATAGGTGATGGTCCAGCCTCTGGACCTGGTGCACAGTTAAAGTTGTTTCCAGGACCCAGTTCTCCAGTCTGGGTAAGTGTTTGTTGAACCTGTGCACAAGTCTTATTAGCCCAGAAGAATGGTCCTACAACACTTCCATCTCCTCCTGCTGCTGGGTTAGAGCAGTGTGTGTACCAAACGCCAGTTTGTGGTGCAACAGGTGTAAATGAATATGGAGTAAATGAATATGTCTCTGGAGTAAATGAGTATGTTTGTGGAGTAAAAGAATAGGCTTGTGGAGTAAAAGAATAGGGTGCAGTTGGAGTAAAAGAATACGGGGTAAATGAAAAAAGATAATATGTATAAGAAACATTTGTTTCATAATCAACAAGAGTGTCAAGTTCTGGTGTTTGTGATGCAATCTTTTGATTTAAAGTGTCATCTGCTGTAGTTGTAGATCCAGTTTCTACTGCAACAAGACCACTATCTATAATTGATTGTGTTGCTGTAGTTCTAGTCAAACCAGAAAGACTAGGTACCCTTACCATACCTTTTAAAGATGACCAAAAACCAAAATTTAGCATCTTTAACCTAAGCCGTCAGATCACCAAGAAGTAGCCAAGTGTTTGTGTCAACTTTTGTAAGAACTGCACCAGAGTACCTAGAGGATATCTTCTTGTTTGAATTTTTGCTATAAATAGTTACACCAACTGTAGCACCTGCAAAAGAAACAGCCCCTGCTCCATATCTAATAAACTCAATTTTTTGTCCTACTGTAAATGGGGTTGTACTGTTTAGCGGAATAGTAATAACAACATCTGAAGCAGATTCTACCGAGATGGTTTTACCTGCATCTGACTTTACGATAGTATATGCAGATGTCTTTGTAACAAAAGTTGCAGAATCATTTACATATCTCCACTCTGATCCAGAATAGTATTGAACTTGATCAATTACGCTTCCGTCATTTTCTTGTCTTACAAAACAAACTAATCCTGCAACTGGAGATGTTAAAACCGCATCTCTTGCTGTTGCATTTTGGAAATTGTTAATTCCACCCTTTGCTTTAATTACATTTTCAAATGTTGTTGCTGCCGTAAATTCTTGATCTGCTGACCATGTGTATTGCTGATTTGTATTTACTGCTCCACCGATAGAATACCAGGTGTCATCAGACGCATTATATATGTAAGCATTTTTTCCGTCACTGTTAATTGTTGCCATCTGAAGTTATCCCCAATGCTCTTAATTCTGCCTCTGTAAATCCAAGTGCTATAAATTTTGCTATAGCATTTTCTTTAAATTCTTGATCAATAGTGATTTCTTTTTTAGCCATTATGCACCTATCGCTCTCCATGCAGTTCCAGACCAAACATGCATAACTAATGGGGATGAATTAGAGTCAACCCATAAAGTTCCTGTTGTTGGAGACTGTGGCGCTGTGCCAGCATAATATGCTTCAGAGTATTTTACAGAAGCAGCAACTCCAGAATCAGAGTCTAGCCAAACATATCCATTTGCTACGCCAGTTGGCTGTGTAGCAGAAACAGCAGACCCAAGGCCACGATTATTAATTACAGTAATGTCTGCTTCTATCTCTTTTAGATGTCCTGCCAATGAATTTGACAAAATTTCTGACTGATTTGAAGGTGGAGTTGTGGTTCCATATAGGAATAACTTTAATGCTTGCTGAATATCTGCAGACTCATTGTAAGAAGGCACCTTTGTGTCATAGGGTCCATTAAGATTGATATTATCTGCCATTATTCATCTCCCCCAAAATTATACCACAGAAATAAGCAGATCTACTGCTTTCTGTCCTACAACTTCTACCCACATATCTAGGTTTAGTTCTACGGCATTGACCACAATCTTCAATGCTCTAACCTGATTGTCTGTGATTATTTCTAAAGACTTAATTGTTGTTATAATTGGCAACTCGTTAACCATAGATTTCTGAATATTGATTTTGTCTATAGTTATTGTTGCGACAAGGTCTTCTGGCACAATGCTGATAAGAGGAACAATTATCTGAGCATTACCATTTACAAAATCAGAGACAACGGTCTTGCTAGTAAAGTTTGGAATAATCTTTAGGATCTGTCTCCAACTGTTTATTCCATCAGCGTTTTGGTACTGGTACAAAAATAGGTAAGACTCATCTTGTGGGTCTACATTGATATACATATCTAAAAGGTTTGGAGATAGTTCTTCTGTATTTGGAAATCCGTTTCCAACAAACCAGTAACTTCCTCTTTTTCCTGTTGGACCAATGTCAAGATCAACTGAGATTTTTGATGGACCACCTAAAACAGTTATTTGATCTGTAGAATAGATTTCGGTCATGATTAGACCGCTCTAGTTACATCTGCTGTAACGGTAACTGTTCCCGTAAGTATTGTGTATACAAGTGGATATGGTGTAGCAGTTTTTTTAATTTCAATATCGTAAACATATTGAACCCCTGCAGTAAGTTGAGCACCATCTGCTGGTCTGATAGCGCATACTGCCTTGGTTGGATCATCTGAATCAATTACAGCGTAGCATTCTATCGGGGTAGATCCAGAAAGGCCTCGTTCAGTTGAAATTGAAAACTTAATTGTATATCCAGTCATAATAAAGGCAGATCCATCGCTCTGTTTTGGGTAGATAGAAAAATCTTGAGTATCACCCTTGTAGTATGTTAAGTTTAATTCACCTGGAAATGCCATAGAATTATTATACCACGCCGACGTAAATAGAATTGAGAATAATTGATGACTCGTAATCAGTTCTGAACTGAGGGATTGCTCCCTCGCTCCAAGACCATTTATCCTCTATAAATATTTGCTGGGTTACGGACATGGGATAGGTGGTTTGATATTTAAATGATCCCAAAAATTGACAAATATTTTGTTTTGATTTTGAGGAGTATGTTCTTGCCCATAGTTCTGTTCCAGTTTGGAATGTAGTCAATTCAAAGTTATATGTTACAAATACTTGGGCACCAACATTAAGTCCTAGGAAGTTTAGTCTTCTAGATTCCTGATTCCAAAGGCTTGTGCACTTCTTTGGCAAAAAGGTTTCATCTGATTCTTTTTGGTTTGACAAAAATACATCTACCCAACCATCAACACCGTATGCAGCACCAAGTCTGATTTCTTTTCCTGCTCCTGAATGATAACTAGCCCAGCCTGACTGTTGTCCAGATGAAGATACTGAAGATGCTCCATCGGCACCTTTTGGACCTGGCAATCCCATGGGACCTGCTGGACCAGGAGGACCCTGTAATCCATTGGCTCCCCTTGGACCTTCTGGACCTGGAAGAGGAATAAAGACTGAGTTGCTTTCTGCACCAGTGGTTGCTTGAAGTTGTTCTACTTGTGCTGCGTAAGAAGATTTTCTTCCGCTTGGAAAGTCCATAGATTTAGAAGAGGCCATGAAAGCATTATCTCACGGATTTATTTATTTACTTTAAAAGTCTTGTTTTTAATTCTAATTACTGGTGGCAACTCAGGTCTTGGAGTTGTAATTTTTACTATTGCCATTATAGGCTACCTGTAACATCTCCAAGTACAGAGATAGTTCCAATCAGCGGTGTCCAAATTGTCTCTTCATCAATGGTTACTTGTAGATCAAATGTTAACTCTGTTACAACTGACTTAAATCCAGTCCCCCAGTTTTCAGTAATAGATGCAGGAGCCATAATATCAACATATCCTGTTCCACGTGAAACTTCCAGGGAATCAAGAAAATCAGACTGAGGATCATAAGTGGTAGCCTCAAAGGTCCAATCAGAGGTATCAAAATATGTTACTTCGTCATCTTCTAAAAATTCAACACGAAGTGGGGAGGTGTCTCCTCTAACGATTTGCCATTTAATTCTGGCTGGATCTGCTCCAAAGATTTCTGGTCCACACATAGTCATAGTAATAAGATTATACCATAAAAAAACGAAGATTTATAGTCAGCGTAAAAGTCATAGAATTAAGAGATTATATTTAAAGTTATCAAATCGTTATAATAGACAATGTCCGTTTTGTCATAAAAAGTCTTAAAGGTCAGGATCTTCGTAGTGTATACTTAAATATATATAAGAAAAAAGAACTATCTTGAAGGTTTGTATATAGAAGATATCTTATATATAGTATATAGAGTTACTTTGGTTTGGCAATATACTCAATCAGAATATCATACATATGGTCAAGTTTAGCCTTCATAACCTTGTGATCTTCTTTCATCTGAGTTCTAGTAGAGTCGGCTTCGTTAATTCTCATCTCTAATCTTGAAATTT